AACAGCGTACGCTGGTGGATGTTCTTTCCAAGGCGGTGCTGGCGGAGGTGGTGGTGGTAGGGTAGGTGGTGCTGGCGCTGCTGGGGGTTCAAATACTGGCGTTTCTGGTGGAGGTGGCGCTGCAGGAACGCAGGGAACAAGTGGAGTTGCCGCTGGAAATGGTGGAACTGGAACTTTATTTAATGGCGGTGGTGGTGGTGGTGGTGGTTCTACTAATACTGGCAATGGTGGTGCTGGAGGTGCTGGTACATACGCAGGCGGTGGCGGTGGTGGCGGTTCTTCTCAATTTACTTCAGCTTCCTCTGGCGCTGGTGGAACTGGCGGTTCTGGCTTCTGCCGTGTTTATGCTTGGTAAGGAATAATATGAAATACGCAATCATTCAAGACAACAAAGTTGTAAACGTGGCAATTTCTGATTCTGCTTTAGAGAGCAATTGGATTGAAACTGATACTGCTGAAATTGGCGATACTTACGAAAATGGTCAATTTTCTAAACCGACAGTAGATGTTGAGGGACAAAAAGCATACGTTCGTGCATTAAGAAATGCTCGTTTGCTAGAGACTGATTGGACTCAACTTGCAGACTCTCAAGTTGACAAAGCGGTGTGGGCAACATACCGACAAGCACTGCGTGACATTCCACTTCAAACGGGCTTTCCACTTGAGGTGGAATTTCCCACATTGCCAGTTTAAACAATCAAATAAACATGAACTATGTTTGGAAAATTTCTGAGTTAAAAGGTGATGAATCAGCCATTTCTAAGGCTAAATATCACGTTACTTTGACTGAAGATGATCTAACCATTGAGACTGAAGGATATTGGGATTTTGATGTTCTAAAAGCAAAAATTCCAACGTCTGAAGTAACTGAGGAAATGGTTGCAAATTGGATTGAGGAAGGCTCTACCCAAAACGGTGTTAGTAGCATAAAATCAAGGCTATTAGAACAGCTTGAGGCAGTCAAAAAACAACAAGAAATTGTTTTGCCGTGGAAGCCCCAAATATTCAAATTAAGCTAAGGAATTACAATGACAATGCCCTTTGATATTGTTAGCAGAGCGTTAAAGGACATTGGCGCATTGGAAGCTGGTGAGACTCCGACACCAGATGCGGCCTTAGATGCTTTTGAAATGCTGAATGACATCATTGACCAATGGTCAAACGAAAACATGATGGTTTTCAATGTCACAGAAATCATTTGCCCTGTTATTTCTGGTCAAACCCAATACACGATTGGCCCTAACCCGTCCACTCAGAACTTTATTGGTGCGTCTTTTACAGGCTCAATTTCAGGCACAACTTTGACCGTGACAGGCATTTTGTCAGGCGCTTTGGCTCAAGGTCAAACGCTAAGTGGCACAGGCATCACTGCGGGAACAAAAATCACTCAGTTTTTGTCGGGTGCGGGTGGCAACATCAATGAAACGGGAACTTACCAAGTCAACATTAACCAAACGGTTGCCTCCACAACCATCACGGGTTACTACCAAAAGCCATTGAACATTGATTCAGCTTTTGTAAGGGTAAACACTACATCTAATGGTCAGCCGATTACAGGCGGTGGTTTGGACTACCCAATGTCGGTTTTGGAACTGCACAGCTATCAAATGATTGGTTTAAAAACGCTAAGTGGCCCGTGGCCTAAGGCGGTTTACTACAACCCTGGCTCTGATTCGGGCAACTTGTTTATTTGGCCTAGCCCCTCACAAGGTGAAATGCACTTGTTTGTAAACACGCTGTTTAGCCGTTATGAATCTTTGTATGAGGATTTATTCCTCCCACAAGGCTATTCAATGGCCCTCAGGTGGTGTTTAGCAGAGCGTTTGATGCCCATGTATGGCAAAGCCTCACCAACGCAAATAGCGATGATTCAGACGTTTGCGGGACAAGCCAAAGCAACTTTGAAGCGCACAAATATGTCTCCACTTCAAGTGGCACGTTATCCTGATGCTTTGTTGGTTAATAAAGCAAAAGATGCGGGTTGGATTCTCACTGGCGGCTTTGTTTAAAGGTTTACCATGCCAGATTTTGGTTTTGTCGGCCCATCATACGAAGCACCAAGCATCTACCAAGATGCCCAAGAGTGCATCAATTTCTTTCCTGAGATTGACCCTTTAAAGCAACAGGGTGAGCGTGGCGTGGTGGCTTTGTACCCAACGCCAGGTCTTACCGTGAGAACTGTTTTGCCTAATCAGCAAGAGATCAGAGGGCTTCACACAGTTTCTGGTGGTGAGCAATTGATTGTCGTTTGTGGTAGTTATGTATATGCGTTAACTGCCAATTTAGTGCCAACCGTTATTGGTCAACTTAATTCTAGTTCTGGAATAGTGCGCATTACTGACAACGGGGTTAATGTTTACCTTGTGGACGGTGCTTATCGCTACACATGGCGCATTTCAAGCCCGTCTGCGGCTGTGTTTACTGGCTCTATAAGTGGCACAACCTTGACCGTGACAAGTATGTCTAGCGGCACAATTACCGCTAGTCAGTCCTTGTTTGGCATAGGCGTTACAAATGAAACAGTCATTACCGCATTGGGAACTGGAACTGGTGGAACTGGCACTTACACAATCAATTTGTCGCAGATCGTTGCAAGTTCGTCATTAAGTTCTGCAACCGTTGGCGCACAAGTTACTGCCTCTGTTGGTGTGAATTTTTCAACTGTTGCCATTACAGGGGTTGCGGGTCAATTTTCTTGCGCTGCCGCTTCTATTCCATTGTCAATTGGTCAAGAGGTCAAAATTAGCGGTACGCCCACTAATGCAACATTGTCAGGCGTAGCGATTACGGGGATTGCGGGTCAGTTCTCTTGCACAGCGTCCTCAACACCTTTGGTGGTTGGGCAGACACTTACGATTAGCGGAACACTTGGTGGAACTGGAACAATTACTGGTTATACCAATCCAACGACTTATTACATTATTGCCACAAATGGCTCAACTACATTTGAAATATCCACTACAAAGGGTGGAACAGGTGTTGTCACCACAGTGGGAACGCCAACTGGCCTGACATATACGCCATCAGAGGTTTTGCTCACGGGTGTAGCGATTACGGGAACTGCTGGACAGTTTTCTTGCACCGCTTCATCTACAACATTGGCTATTGGTCAAACACTCACAATTAGTGGCACTTTGGGCGGTACTGGAACAATCACGGGTTACACCAATCCGACAACCTACTACATTATTGCAACAAACGGCTCAACGACATTTGAGTTATCAACCACAAAAGGCGGCACTGGCGTAGTCACGACTGCGGGAACACCAACTGGATTGACTTATAAATTGAATTACATTGTTGGTTATACAAACCCGACAACGTATTACATCATCGCCACAAATGGTTCAACGACATTTACTTTGTCTGCAACTTTGGGCGGTGCGGCTATTACTACGGCTGCGGGATACCCTAGCGGCCTGACGTACCAAGTAGCCCCTACAACTTTGGTTGTAACGGCTGTGGCAAGTGGGACGCTGTACGTTGGACAAACCATCCAAGGTGTTGGCATTCCTGTTGACACAATCATTACAGCGCTTGGAACGGGCGGTGGTGGAATTGGAACATACACAATCAGTAGTTCTGGGTTTATTGCCTCAGAAACAATGTATGCGCTTAACTTCTCTGTTTTGCCATCGACTGACGGTGCGTTTAGCGGTGCAAACACGGTTGATATTTTGGACAATTATTTTGTCTATAACAATCCAACGACTCAGCAATTTGGCGCTAGTGACCTTTTGTCGCCTATTTCACCGCCTTTAAGTTTTTCGTTAAAAGATGGCGCACCTGATGATTTGGTGGCTTTGATTGTTGATCACCGAGAAATCTATTTATTGGGTGAAATTTCCTCTGAGGTGTGGACTGATGTAGGAACTGTGCCATTCCCGTTTCAGCGGATTCCTGGCACTTCTACCCAACACGGCATTGCAGCGCCTTTTTCTGTTTCCCGACTTGGTAATTCGTTTGCGTATGTCTCACGCAACAACCGTGGTCAAGCACAAATCATGCAAATGGCTGGCTACATCCCACAAAGGATTTCCACTCACGCTGTTGAAAACACATTGACCAACAAATACATTGATGATGCGATTGCGTGGACTTATCAGCTAGAAGGCCATGAGGTCTATGTTGTCACTTTCCCAACACTTGAGTTGACATGGGCTTATGACATCACCACAACAATGTGGCACAAATGGCTTTATACGGCTAATGACAGCACTTATGAGCGTCACCGTGGAAACTGCTGTGCGGTGTTTCAAGGTTTGGTTTTGGTGGGTGACTACGAAAACGGCAAACTGTATGAGTTGGACAAGTCCAATTACACAGACGATGGACAGACTATCCGCAGATTGCGTAGAGCGCCCCATTTGGTGACTGAGTTCCAAAGGCAGTATTTTGATGAATTGCAGATTCAGTTTCAGCCAGGCGTGGGGACAACGGGTCTGTCTGGGCCTGGCGGTATTGCCGATTTAAACACCGTTTATTTGGGCGATACATATACAATTGAGAGTGATGCCCAATTAAGCATTGGTGTTTATAAAACCTATGTCATAGGCACTGTAAGCAACATAGATAACCCCATCACAACAACGCCACAAGCCATGTTAAGGTGGTCAAACGATGGTGGCTCTACATGGTCAAATGAGTATTGGGTGGGTATTGGTCAGCTTGGCAAGTACAGGAATCGTGCCATTTGGCGCAGATTGGGGACAGCCCGTGACCGTATATTTGAGGTGGTTGTGACTGACCCTGTAAATATGGTCATCATTTCAGCAAACTTAAAAGTGCAAGGGGCAGAGAACTGATGGCTACAACGGGACTATCCAACACACAGCAAATCAATCCTTATCCACAAGCACCGTTTTTGGATGATGGCACAAAACGCCCTGCTAGATCGTGGCAACAGTATTTTGTGAACTTGCTGAATTTCAGTTCGTCTGAGACTGCAACTGCGGGAACTGCAACGTTACCCGCAGCCCCCGTTGGCTTTATGAATGTCACCGTTAATGGGCAGAACTACAAAGTGCCTTATTACAATGTTTGAGAAAGTTTAAGTCATGGACAACCTAATAAATTCGTTGGTTAATAATTCTGTTGGCAAATTGACCAATCAATTGATTATTGATGGGTTGAAAGCCAATCCCAACATGAGTGGTGAGCAATTGGCTAAAACACTTGGCGTGTCCATGAAAGAGATTGCCAGTGCTTTATCTGAGGATGTTCAGAAATCAGGCTTTCAAACTACAACGGTAGGAAACACAGAAACTGGTCAAGATGTTACCAATCTGCGTGATCTTGGTGCGGGTTTTAATGCTTACCAAGACGAAAATGGTCAGACAAGTGGTTTCAGCCGAGTTGACCCGTCACGCCCAGGCATGATTCAGCTTTATGGCGCAAATGGTGAATACATTGGTCAGCAAAAGATAACAAGCACCACACAAGATATGCTTAAAACGCTTGGGCCAATCGCTTTGGCGGCTGGTGGATCAATGCTTGCACAAGGGTTTTTGGGCAATGCAGCGAGTACAGGCGCTGGTTCAGCATTTGAAGCAATGAACGCTGGTGCTGGCGCTTTTGAGGGCGGTACGGCTCTTAATTCTTTAGCAACCATGACTCCCGCTGAATTGGCAAAATTTGAAGCCTTAAACGCTGGTGCAACTGCCATGTCAGATTTGGGCGCTTCTGAACTTGCCAATGCGGGCGCAAGTGCAAACACCGTTGGTGGCACAACAATTCCAAATGCGGTTAACACAGCAGCTGGGTTGACTGCCGCTGATGCTTTGAAAGCTGGCTTAACAACGGCTGGACTTGCTAATGTAGCTGGCACAGTAGTTAACCAAGGCGCTATTTCTAACGCTAGAGATTTGATCAGTCAAGGTAGCACCACTGCGGCTGATGTTTTGTCAAATGCTTACAAAGATCAGCAAGGCTATTACACGGGTAATAGAACTGATTTGGGCAATATTTACAAAAACACTAATGCAAGTTTAAACAACATCATTGGCAATCAAGTTGGTATTTATGGTAATACCAACCAAGTATTAAGTGATAATTACGCCAACACTCAAGCAGATTTGGCAAGAGTTTATAACCAACAAGTTGGTTTTCATAAGCCTTATCAAGCTGTTGGCAGGGCGGGTTCTGAAGGCTTAATTGCAAACAAAGATTATTTCAACAAGCAATTTGGAACGGCTGATCTAAACACCGAATTAGCGCCTAACTATGCGTTCCAATTGGGTCAAGGCCAAATGGCTAACCAACGTGCCGCAAACATGGGCGGGGGTAGCATAGGTGGGAATGCTTTACAGGGTCTGCAAAAGTACACGCAAGATTATGCGGGTAATGCTTACCAACAAGCCTTTAACAATTTCCAAAATCAACGCCAAAACATTTACAACAATTTTTCTGGAATGGCTAACATTGGCCTTACTTCAGCGGGTCAATTGGCTAGTCTTGGAAATACTTATGGCTCTAACTTGGGCGCACTGTCAAGCAACTATGGCTCTAACAGGGTTGCAAACGCTGGACAACTGCAAGGCGCTTACAACCAGTATGGAAGCAATCTGACCAATGCGGCTAACCAATATGGAAGCAATTTGACTACTGGAACTGGTCAAATGCTAAACGCTGGTAGTTTGTATGGTGCAAACAGAGCTAATCTTGCTGTTGGTACGGCAAGCGCATTGGCTAATAATCAGATCGCTGGTGGTGTAAATACAGCCTCAGGTTTTAACAATCTTGCCAACCTTGCATTGCTTGGCTCTGTGATCAAACCGACATAAGGATAAAACATGGCTGACTTTTCAATGAACGTGAACTACCCAAAGCCTCAAGGTCAAACCCTTGGGGATATGGTGAACATGATTGGTGGTATTCAAAACTACCAACAAACACAGCAAATGAATCCTTTGCTTTTGCAAAGAGCGCAACAGGAAGTTGAACAAGCAAGGCAAATGAATCCTTTGGCTTTGGAAAAATCGCAGATTGAAAACCAAGTTTTGCGTCAGAAAAATGATGAGCGCTTAAAACTTCAAGAGTTCACCAGCAACCCTACCAATTGGCAAACCAATGGTCGGATTGACATGGACAAGATCAATGCGGTCATTCCTAAAATTGCCCCGTTGACTGGCTCTGATGTTATTAGTTCATTAAGTGGATTGCATAAAAGCCAAACTGAAGCGGCTAGTGCAAAACAAGCATTGACACAATCTGAGCGAACTATTATTGGCAACACAGATCATTCATTAGGTTTGATGGGTGTTAACGATCCAAAACAAATTATTAAAGTGTATGAGGGATTGATTAAAAACAATCCCGACAATCCCTCATTAGAACGCATGATCAATTCAAGAATTGATTTGCTAAAACAAGCACAAGCTGGCCCATCCATTACAAAAGATTTGATGGCTGAGTCTGCATCGTTATTGTCTATCCCACAACAACGTGCGGAGTTTGCGACTAAAGTTGGCTTGACCAATACGGGTAGCGAGTTGAAAGAAACTCTCACAACGCCAATGAGTCCAACAGGACAACCCCCAAGCATAAGCATGACGGGTCGGTCAGAGCCTTTGACGATTGGGCCAGGCCAACCGCAAGTAGCCGTAGAAGGAAATCCTTACGGTTTGCCTGTCGGCACAACTTACATTCCCCCATCCGCTGCCACAAAACAAGCCGCCCCAATGGTTACGGGTCTTGCACCTCAAATTGCAAGCACAATTGGCGCTAACACTGGTATTGCTAACAAAGATTGGGAAGATACATATAACGCCTCCAAAGAAGCGCAACCAAGAATTGCCATTTTCCAAAACATTAAAAAGATTGCACCAGAAGGCTTTACAGGCGTTGGTGCAGAACGTAAGAAGTTGGCAGCGGGCATTTTGAATGCAGCGGGAATTGATGCTTACACGGCTGAAAACACTGCCACAGACGAGTTAGCTAAAAACACTCGATTATTGGCATTGGCTGGCGGTAATACTGATGCGGCTAGGGCAATGGCAGAAATTGCCAATCCAAGCGGCAAGATGACTTTACAGGCTATCAAAGAAGTTTCAGACCAAATGATTGGTGTGGAAAGATTAAAAGAAAAACGTGCAGAGTATTTAGGACAATTCCGCAATGATCCTGTAAAGTACCAAGAGAAATCACAATTGTTTAATCAATTTGCTGACCCTAGAATTTTTCAAGAAATGACCGCTGAACAAGTGGCAAAACTCAAGGCATCAATGTCTAAACAAGATATTGCTGACATGAGCAGAAAAATTCAGCAAGCAAAAATGTTGGGGATTATTAAATAATGGCTAGTCTTGCTGAACTTTGGGATGCCGCCCCTACAACGGCAACGCCTGATAAACGTCAGGCTGACCGTATGGCTACGTTGCAAGACGAGATGACCAAAGCACAGCAACGCTTGCAATCAGGTGATGCAAGGGCGCAACGAGACATTGACGCTTTAACTCGTGAAATGGGTGGCAAGGTTCAGCCCGTTCAGCAAACGCAACAAACATCTGGTCAAACCTTGGCTGATCTGTGGGAATCAACGCCCACAGGAAAAACGCAAGAGGAAAAAAAGGCTGATAAAAAGAATGAACTGCCTTTAGCGGCTCAGTTCTACAACAGATTGCAACAAGGCAAAAAAGACTTAGGCGCTAGTGTTGCATCTTTGGCTGACACAACAATTGGTGGAATTTTGCCAATGACAGGCCAAGTTGTTCAAGCGGCATCCCGTCCATTTACAACGCCTGAAAAAGCGCAAGAATATGGTCAAGTTGTCACAAGTGCATTAGAAAAACCATTTGGTAAAACTTTTGGTGTAACTGAATCCCCTGCTTACAAAGCCGAAGCATCACGACAAATCATGGACTTCATTGGTGAGAACATCAATAAAGGCGCTGAGTGGATTGCCCAAAAGACGGGCTTGCCGCTTCCTGATGTGCAAAACATGATGGGAACGGCAACACTAGCCGCACCCGCTTTAGCCGCCAAACCTTTAGCTATTGCTGCCAAACCTTTGGTCAAAGGTGCTGAGACTTTAAGCCAATGGGGGCGTGAAATTCGCACTCCCGCAGAGGCTCAAATGCAACAACAGTTTCAAGCCAAAGGTGGGATGCAAAGTGCGGGCGCAGCGGCTACGACTGACCAAGCGGCTGTTAATGCAATCCTTGCCAAAGTAAGCCCTGAACTGCAAAACGAAATACGATCTACACCAATCAATCAACTTAATATGCCCGCCCTTGAGCGCCATGTTGAGGCTGATACATTGCCTGTGCCTGTGCGTTTGACCCGTGGTCAAGCTACACAAGATATAAATTTGCTATCTGACGAAATGAACATGAGGGGAAAAAACCCTGATTTGGCTAATCGTTTTAATGAGCAAAATGGTAAATTGATTGAGAACATGAACGCAATCAGGGACAAAGCCGCCCCTGATGTTTATGGCACAAACCACATTGAAAATGCTGAAACTGTAATCAATGCTTACAAAGCACTTGACGACACTAGAACGGCTGACATTTCTGCCAAATACAAAGCGCTTAAAGACGCAGCTGGCGGTGACTTTCCTATTGATGGAAAACAATTTGCCGTTAATGCTGAAAAAATGTTGGGCAAAGACCTTAAAACAGATTTCTTGCCCCCCGCTATTGCCAAACAATTAGAACGCTACAAAAATGGCGAGACAATGACGTTTGAAAACTTTGAGGCCATGAGAACTAATTTGGCAGCAGAGATGCGTAAAGCAGAGCGTTCAGGTGATGGAAATGCTAAAACCGCCTCTAGTATTGTTCGCACAGCTTTGGAAGAACTACCTTTGTCTGGTGAAGCTGACGCCCTCAAACCTTTGGCAAACGAAGCTAGAAGTGCGGCTAAAGCTAGGTTTGATATGCTGAAAAAAGACCCCGCTTATGATGCTGCGGTCAATGATGCAGTACCCGATAAGTTTATTGCCAAATACATTATTGGTGGCAATAAGCGTGATTTAGAAGCATTGACCGCACAACTTGGTAAGGGTTCAGAAGGCCATCAAGCCGTGTCTGCGGCTGTTGTTAATTATCTTAAAGACAAAGCGGGTGTCATAAATGACAATGGCAATTTTAGTCAAGCGGGATATAACAAAGCGCTTAAACAACTTGATCCTCGATTGCTAGAATTAGTTGACGGTGAGACTGCCCAACAATTACGGGCTTTGGGTAATGTGGCTAGATATACCCAAGCACAACCCCGTGGAAGTTATGTCAACCAATCCAACACATTTGTGGCGGGTGCTAAAGAGATGGCTAAAGGCGGGTTAGAAAAAGCCGCTAATGTGGCGGGATTTGGAGTTGTTCCTATTGGCACAATGACCCGTGAAGCCTTGGCAAACAGAGCCGCAATAAAGCAAACAAAAGAATCTTTGAAGCCTGGCGCTGGCACTAAACTTTCAGACTTAGGAAAATAAAATGGCAGTCAATCTTTCCCCTATTGGTAACGGTTTTCAATTCTTTACCAACACAGGCATTCCCTTAAATGGTGGGTATATCTATACCTACCAAGCGGGTTCTACCACTCCACTGACCACTTACACGACTGCCAATGGCACGATTGCCAACACCAACCCTATTCAATTAGGGACAAGCGGTCGCCCTCCACAAGAGATTTGGTTAACTGAGGGTTTCTCTTACAAATTTATTTTGACCGACTCTGCCAACGTACAGATTGCCACTTACGACAATCTTTATGGCATTTTGGGAACAAGCGCATCTGTAACCCCAATTCCATCGGGTGCGATTGTGATGTGGTCAGGCTCTATTGGTGCGATTCCTGTTGGCTACTACCTTTGCAATGGCTCAAACGGCACACCCGATTTGCGTGATCGCTTTGTGGTGGGTGCGGGTAATACTTACGCTGTGGGCAATACAGGCGGTTTTACGGCCTCTGCCACAAGTTCAGGCGGCATTTACTTGCCTTTGTACTATGCGCTTGCATACATCCAAAAGGCTTGAAATGTCTGATATTGATTTGGTCAAATACGGGGTTCTTTGGCAAAAAGTTGAATCAATGGAAGCCAAGATTGACAAGCTAGAAGCCAACATGGAAACCTTGATTGCTTTGGCTAACAAAGGTCGTGGTGGCTTTTGGATGGGCATGGCCTTAGTGTCAGGCGTTTCCTCAATCTTTGGCTACATTTCACACTATTGGTCAAAGTAAATGAATGCGCTGGCTCATTCTGATTTTGTTGTTTGGGCTAGTGGGTGCGGTAGCCAAGAATGGCTGTCACGTTAGGGAGTTCTATGGAATTGGCTACACCGTCCATGACCCCACAGAACGTCAT